CAGCGCAGTGGTGGGGCTATGTAAATTCAGGGCTGATACCAGAGCCCACGAACACCGAAGAGGCCGCCATACGCTATCCTAGGTCGATGGAGGGCTATGTCACGGCGAACGCGCAGATGGAACGTCTCGCGGATGAGTTGAAGCTGTTCAAGATGCAGTCGAAGCAGCTTGATGAGGCCATTGAAGCGCGCCAGTTCGCCATTCAGTCGTTCATGGGCGAGAGCGGCACCTTGATGAACATGGCTGGCGAGACGCTGGTTACATGGAAGTCTGCGAAAGGTTCGAAGCGTTTTGATGCGAAGGCGTTCAAAGAGAACCATCCCGGTCTTTATGCTGAGTATGAAAAAGAAACAGCCGGTTCGCGCCGGTTTCTTGTGAAGTGAGGTTCAAATGAGCAATGCAATCGTCCCGTGGATTGATCAGGAGCGTATGGCGAACGCTATCGCGAAGAGCAATCTATTCGGTCTCAAGAGCGCTGATCAGGTTCTTGCGCTCATGGCCGTCGCGCAGGCAGAAGGACGCCACCCAGGGTCCGTTGCGCGTGACTACCATATCATCCAGGGCCGACCAGCCCTTCGTGCGGACGCAATGCTCGCACGTTTCCAACAAGCCGGAGGAACGGTCCACTGGCTGAAATATGCGGATGACGAGGTGAAAGCCGAGTTCTCCCATCCCCAAGGCGGTTCTCTCACGTTGTCTTGGACACTAAAGCAGGCCCGCGAAATCGGTCTTGCTGGAAAAGACAACTGGAAGAACTACCCGCGTGCCATGTTGCGTGCCCGTGTGATCTCCGAGGGAATTCGTACTGTGTACCCTGGAGTTCTCACGGGAGAGTACACTCCTGAGGAAGTGATGGACTTCACGCCCGCGCAGACCATGCCAAAGATCGAAGTCATCGAACATGAAGAGGTCGTTGATGGTTTGGCGTTGTTTGTGCCTGACGTGGACGGCACTTTGAAGCAGTACAAAATGTGCGCTGGCGAAGAGGACTGGAAAGACACGTTTCTCGATCTCTTCTCGAAAGTCGGCAATTCCAAGAAGCTTTCTGATGAAGCAAAGCAGGAAAAGCTGAAGGCTTTGAAGGAAGCGAACGATGAGCTGTTTAAAAGGTTAATTCTGAATGATGCCGAGGAAGGTGAACATGTCGAACTTTAAAAAAGATGGAAAAGGCGTTCTCTTTGTAAATGACAAAACCAAAGAGAGCCAGCCTGACTATAAGGGGAATGTCGTTCTCGATCGGGATTACTCGAAAGGCTCTGAAATCAAGATTTCGGGCTGGAAAAAGAGAACGCCGAAGAACCATCTGATCTCGCTTTCCATCGACAATTACAAGGCGCAAGATCAGGACCGCCAGTGGCCGAAGCCGGTCCATGAAGACGAAGATGTCCCTTTTAATTAGAACGGGCCTATGATAGTCTTACCTCACAAGCACAGGAGGTAAGGCGTGGTTCGTTCTAAAGAATGCTTCAAGTGCAAAGAAACTAAACCGTTGAATGAGTTTTATAAACACTCTCAAATGGGCGACGGGCATTTGAACAAGTGCAAAGAATGTACAAAGTCAGATGCTACAAATCATAGGCTCGCAAATCTTGAAAAATTGCGGGCCTATGACAAACAAAGATCAAGTTTGCCGCATCGACGTGATCTTGCGGCAAAAGTTAACAAACTTTGGCATCAGGAAGACAGGCGTCGGAAAGCAGCACACAATGCTGTTACTCGTGCGGTTAAAAAGGGCGTTTTAACTCCTGAACCATGCGTTAAGTGCGGCAACCAAAAAAGTTTGGCGCATCATGAAGACTACAACAAAAAACTTGAGGTTATCTGGCTTTGCCAACCTTGTCACAAAATAAGACACAAGGAGATACTGGTGGAAAGATCACACAAATGAGTACGATTGTGTTCGTCATTCCAGGAGTAGCACGGGGGAAGCAACGCCCCCGCGCAACACGCACTGGACGCGTGTACACGCCCGCGCAGACCGTCAACCAAGAGGCGTATATCAAGATGCTGGCGGCAACCGCCATGCGTGGCCTTGCACCGCTTATAGGCCCATTAGAAGCTACATTTAGCATAAGCGTGGCAATACCTAAAAGTTTTACCCGACAACAACGAAAACAAATCGAAGATGGAACGCTTTTTCCTACATCAAAGCCCGACATCGACAACGTGGTGAAACTTCTGTGCGATGCGATGAATGGCGTTGTGTATGGGGACGACAAACAGATTGTCGATCTTTATGTGAGCAAGGCGTATGCGGACGCGGGTTCAACAACGGTGATGGTATCAATGAAGGGGACGAATGATGGACACGATAGACCCGAAGGTTGCAGGCAAGTGGACTGAAGACCGCATGGAAGAGATGATGATGGAGTTGGGCTCAGAGAAGGCGAAAGTGAAGAGCTGGTCTCGTCATTACGATGATCTACACAAGAAGTATGAGACGCTTTGTGATGCGCTCTACAAGATCGTTGGGCTTGATGAATACGAGCGTGAGACGTGCGTGTGGATTGCAAAAGACGCGTTGAAAGATGCTGGGGAGTGGCCGCGATGACTGATGATCTTGTGAAGCGGTTATTAAGCGTATCCATTTATGATCCGCATGAAGCCGAAGTTTTGAGTGAAGAGGCCGCTTATCGAATTGAGAAGCTGGAGGCAAACATAAAACTACAGCTTGAATGGTATCTCTCAAACAAAAGAGTGCTTGCCGACCGCATCGAGAAGCTGGAAAAGGCGCTGCGGGAGATTGCTGCGCTTGGTTACTGGGACGGCGACAGCGCGATGAATATCGCCCGCAAAGCACTGGAGGATAAATAGCATGAATGAGCCAGATGTCTTCATCGAAGAAATAAGTGGCAATTGCCCTGTTCAAGGAACAGGTACTATTGATTATTACGGCTTTTATTTCCGCGCTAGAGGAGCTTACTGGAGCGTTGAAGTTTATCACGGTGAAAAAGAACCTTGGGAGTATGGCGAAGATTACGGGTCTTGGCCCGACGCCGGGTGGATGCCACTCGAAGAAGCGCAGCAGTTCATCATCAAAGCCGCTAAAAAATTTCATAACCGCCCTGAATTGTCTTACGTGAAAAAGCTGGAAGCGGCGTTGCGAGAGATAGCGTGTAATGGCAGTGATGATTGTGCCGCAGCCATTTGCCGGTTGGCACTGGAGGGGAAAGATGAAACCGTCTGATAAAATATGGTTGGAGCCGGAGTGCGACGAATGCGACGAGCGTTGTTGGTCTTGCGCGCCATTTGATGACTGCGAAGAATGCGGAAAAAAATCCATCGGGTATGTACGCGATGACATTGTACTTGCTTCTACCGCTGAAGCATCGCGCATGTTTGACCGCATTGAGAAGCTGGAAAGCGAACTTAGGAAGCTTGAGCATTGGCTTCCAAACGATGTGTTCCAGCCTATTCTTGCAATATTGGAGGAGAAAAATGAGTGAGTACGAGGTCACAGCATTTTGGGCTGTGATCTTTATATTGATGACAACGCTAATCTGGGGACTGACAAAATGAACCACACAGAAGTGCTTACCAACGCCATCAACATTCTGCGCGACAGAGACGCCAAATACGGGCCTGTCCAAGAAATGTTTGAGCGCACATCAAAGCTGGCGTCGATCATTCTGGATCGGGAAGTGACGCCATATGAGATTACCGTCATCATGAAGTGCTTGAAGGACGCCCGTAAGAAATACGACCCAATGAACGTCGATCACTACGCCGACAACATCAACTACGAAGCGTTCTCGTATCAGTTCGCCACCGCTGGAGCAGATGAAGCCGCCGAAGACGCTGTGACTGCCGAACTTGCCAAGAAGCTGGCTCCCATGATGCCCAACAACGGAGATTACAATGTCTGAGAGACGCAAGGTATTTGTAGCCACGCCTATGTACGGTGGCATGTGCACGGGCTTCTACACGCAGAGCATTTTACAGTTGCAAAATGTATTTATGCAGAACGGTGTGGAGTCGGCCCTGTCTTTCGTGTTCAACGAGAGCCTGATCCAGCGCGCTCGCAACAGCCTCGCCCATGCGTTCCTGAAAACCGACAGCACCCATCTTCTGTTCATAGATGCAGACCTACGGTTTGACGCCAATGGCGTCTACAGGATGCTGGAGGCCGACAAGGATGTGATCTGCGGCATATACCCAAAGAAGGAAATCAACTGGCCGATGGTGAAGATTGCCATTGATCAGGGCGTACCAGTCGAAGAGCTTAAATGGCACACGGGTTCGTGGGTCATCAATCTGGCGGGCTATGAGGGCTCTGCAACCGTCAATGTGAACGAACCCTTTGAGATATGGGCAGGCGGCACCGGCATGATGCTGATCAAGCGCGAGGTCTTCGAGAAGCTGAAGGAATGGACGCCGATCTACACCAACGACATGACCGACCTGGCGGGCACGATTGGCGAGAAGGATCAAATTTACAATTTCTTCTCACTCAGCATCGAACCCGGCACCAACCGGCTTCTGTCTGAGGACTACCACTTCTGCCGTGAATGGAGATTGACCGGCGGGCATATATGGGCAGCACCTTGGCTTACGCCGGGGCACGTTGGCACATATCTGTTTGAAGGTCAGTTACCGATAGACCAAGAAAGCCGTGTCGAAGAGGGGCCGCAATAGCCGTCTCTGCGCGCATTGTTCACCTTGATCTCTGTGATGGTTTGGGGGGTGTCTTTGGAAGACCAAGAGACATCCTTCCAGACCTCACAAGCCGTTCCGTTAGTCGCGCTTGTGCCCGTCAGACTTGAGCAGGCCATCAGGGGTGACATCAACAGCATCGCCAGCACGAACCGCATTTTCAACTCTCCTAAGAGCGTCCTTGGTAGCCGCAGCCTCAACTTCCGCAATGGCGTCGGCCCTGATCTTGAAGTACACGCCGCCGAGAACGACGACAACGGCCACCGCCATAGCAAGATAGCGGCCCACAGGCGTGAAGAGCAGACTAAACACCGTGCTCCTCCATATGCTGCTTGCGGAAGAACCAAATCGCAATTCCCAGCCCGATGATGGCGGACATGATAAGGAAATTGGGGTTGCTGAATAGGCCAATAAGCTGATCCGCCGTGTCAGACGCGTCCTGAGCCTGCGCAGCAACCTGTTTTGCAACACCCAAGCCTCCGAGGCCCGCCGTAACCAACGCCGCGTTACCCTGCTTGCTATCCGCCATCGTTCGTACAGGTACAGGATCGGGATTGGCGCGGTGTTCATGTTCATCAGCCGTAGGCTCCTCCTTCACGGCAGAGGCCGCTGTAGCCTCTCCAGAGACCCACCAGGCGCTTTCTGCCTGACGACGGCGTACAAGGCCGGGAAGCACTTTACCGCCGCCCTTGGTCCATTTCATCAGCTCTGCGGGCACTTCATCGAACTTCGCAGCGTTCACCTTCTTCAGGAGCG